ATGCCGTCGTACTGTTGCTGGTTGATCAGCTTGATGCCAAAGCTGACGTTTGTGCCGGGGTCGCGGAAATACGTCGCGTCGTCCAACAGAATGGGCCTGTTGCCCACAAAGTCGCCCGTTGGCCCCAACGTGCGTTTAAGCGTGCTGGTGGGCCAGGTGAACACCTGATCCTGCGTCGAAAACACTGACAAACGCTCAGTGTTCCACGACTCAATCATCTGGTTCAGTGCCGTCAGCGCGTCCTGCGAAACGGCGGCAGAAGTGGTTTCACCTTCTGCCAAAACGCCCAGCAGCCGCAGGGCGCGGTTGATTTGGTCACCCGCCGTCGTCAACATGCTCGGGCTCCTTTCGAGGGCGTCCGCGTCTCGGAAGTTGGTTCACAGACGCAGGTTCAACTTCTTCGCCGGGAGTATATCGCTCCCACCCGTTGCGCTCGTCGTATTGTGCTTCCAGCTCCATCGTCGCCACTTTGGCGCCGTGGACCGGGTGTCTCATGTAGATGATGGACATGGAAGAAGGGGGCCAAAGCCCCCTTTGGATTACGAAGCCATCACAACCCAGTCGGTGCCATTGCACACCAACATGGCCCACGCACCTGCGGTGCCGGCGAGGATCGCCGTACCGGCAGTGGCAGATGTGATTGGCTGGACGTTGGAAGACGCAGACACGACGGTTTGAGCAGCAATCGTCTTGATCCACACCACGCGGCCAGTGTTGGCCGAAGCAGTGGGGAACGTGACGGTGATGCTACCCGCGCCGTTGCAGACGACGAAGTTCTCCGTGTCACCCAACGTGAACGAAGTCGTCTTGGTGACGGGCGCGTTCAAGTCCAGTTGCGTGCCATTCAGAGCGCCCGTGACTGAAACCGAAGCGCCGGTAACAGCGCCCGTAACAGCAACCGCGCCCGTGACGGTAACGCTTTCAAACTCGGGGTCGCTGTACGCGACGCCGACAGCCTTGGTATTAGGCATGATCGATCCTTTCAAAAATGCGCGGCCCGTAGGCCGCGCTGTGCATCAGATCACGCGGTACAGCGTCCAAGCGCCAGCAGCGCTCTTGCGAGCAAGCAGCGAAGCGCCGGTTGTGATGGGGATCGTCATGGTCAAAGAACCAGAGACAGTCCAGCCAGTACCCGCAGCAATGATCGCGGTGGCAGAAGACGTACCGAGGTTGACCAGACGGAAAGTGAACGAAGTGCCCACTTTGTCCGAGTTGATCAGCACGGCTTCCAGATCCGCCACGGTGGGCAGCGTGTAGGTCTGAGCCGCAGCGGTGACACCGCTGTTGGCCAGGATCAGACCGTTCAGCACTTGTGCCGGGGTCAGGGTCGCGGTAGCCGTAATCGATACCGGCTCGGGGAGCGCGTCGATCAGGGGTTCGTTGAGGTTGCCGTCGCCGACTTGATAGCCGCCACCACCATTAGGGAGTGCCATGATTGAGTTTCCTTTCAGTGTTCAGTTGTAAGACTGGGGGCCGTAGCCCCCATTGTCATCAGCCCCAGAGACGGCAGGCCATCTGCGGACGAATGGTGCTGATGCCATTGTGAACGGCACGCGCAGCCATGTCCACGCCTTGGGGCAGGAGCAGGTCAGCGGTGGCGAACGTGATGGCATCCTTGTGGTACACCAAGTTCTGAGCGTACTGCGTGGAGGCAGCACCCACGAACACCACAGCCTTGCTGTTGCCCGGCAGGCTGTTCACGGTAGCCAAAGCGTGGTTGGCCGAGTAGATCGGAGCCACAGTCACGGTGACGGCGGTGCCGCTGGCGGTGACGTCGGCCAGCACGACGAACTGAAACAGCGAACCAGTGGACTCACGGGTCTGCGGGTTCACAGCGAAGCAGTCAGCCACGGTGAACACGTCGCCAGCCTTGATGGTGACGTTAGACGCCACGGTCAGCGCGATGGAGGTCGCGCCTTCAGCGGTAACCGCTGCAGACGTGGTGTTGCCGGTAGCGCCGCGAGAGCCGGTGGTGAACTGCTTGATCGACTGAGACATGTTGATCTCGTCGAAGCCCAGCACGCCAGTGCCCATCATGCCGTTCTTGAACTGCTTGCTGATGGTGTCGGTGGGGTTGAACAAGCCCTTCATGCCTTCGACCAGACCAGCGTTGGCAGCCGGGTTGACGGTAGCGTAGCGGGGCGACATCACAGCGGCGTTCTCGTTGAGCTTCTGCTGAGCTTGCAGCAGAACCAGCGAGGTAGACGGCGTGGTGCCAGGGGTACCCACGGAGTTACCGATGGTGCGGAAGGCGTTGGCAACGTCAGCGTCGATGCTGGAGGCCAACTGGCTGATACGAGGTTTCAGCACACGATCTGCAAAGTCGTCCAACTGCATCGTCAGTTCGGCGGACGTGAAGTTCACGCCGATGTGCTTTTGCGAGGCGACCGTCAGGGTCGTGAACTGCTCGTTGTCGTCCTGCGTCTGCAGAGCGGCGCCGTCAGTCACCAGAGCGCGGTCCGGCAGGCGGATACGCAGCGTGGAGCCGATCTTGGCCCCTTCGACAGCGAAGCTGTCATCGTACTGGCGGTTCACGTTGCGCGTGAGCACCAAGTTGTTTTCCAGGATCTCCAGGGCCTTCCTGGTGATCATGTCAATGGTCAGAATACTATTAGCCACGATTGAGTCCTTTCAAATCTTAGCGAGAAGCCTGGGCCTGCAACTTACGCATCTGGCGGGCTCGTTCAGCTTCAATCCACTCCGACGTACTCATGTTCTTGATGGAACGCGGGTCAGTCGTGTCGAATGACGGGTTGTTGTTGCTGCCACGGGCCGTTACAGGTGTGATTGGTGCTGGCGCAGATGTGGTTCGTTTAACGGGCGGATTGTCGGTCAACCTGACCTCAATCTTCCCAATTTCTTTTGCTTGCAAGAACGGCGAGAGGCGCGAGATACGGTCCGCTTCTTTGGGGTTAGCTCCGAGGTAGTAGGCTACATCAGGGCCAACATCAGAAGCGCGGATCGTCTCAGCCATCACGTCAGTGATTCGGACGCTCGGGTTGTAGGCGACCTGTTCAAAGTCGTCGTACTTGTTCCGGGCCTCTTCTTCTCTGTCGTGGTAGGCGTCAGCAATCGCTGCCTGAGCCTTTTGCTGTTCTCGCAAGGCAATCAGTTCTTCGGCCTTCTTGACAGCCAGCGCCTCGGCGTAGGCTTCAGGAGACTCAAACTGATCAACTGGCGGAACATCTTTTGGCGCAGACTGCCGGGTTTGCATCTCTGCAAACTTGGCCGCTTGCTCTCGTTCCCACTTGCGCTGCTCTCTTGCAAGGCGCTTGCTGATCATCGCGTCAATCTCAGCCTGAGAGAACTTCTTCTCCTCTGCTGTCTGCTCGACTTGGTTCTCAGCTACTTCCGGCGAACTTGCTTCGACTTCAGGCGCAGCCGTTGCTGCCTGTGCCGGCGCGGAGTCTACTTCCGCTAGGACTTGGACTTCTTCAGTCATGGTTGCTCATGTGGAGCCCTGGTCTACCGGGCCAGTACGGTTTTCAGATTATGCGCTAAGAAGGCGCGGGGTCAAGATTGAATCATGGGTGCGCCGCCTTGTAAGCATCAAACTCCTGCTTGAGTTCTTGAATAGCCGCCACAAGCCGCGCCACTACATACGATGAATCTACGCCTTGGGCTTTCATCGTGCCATCGGGCCATACATCATCCTTCTGGCCAACCACGGCGCTCGGAATGATCTCGGCAAGTTCGTGCGCGATGAACCCTTCAGCGGCCTGTCCTCCGTCCTTCCATTGGAATGTGCAAGGCTTGAGCTGCATTACGCTTGCCAATGCACCTGACATAGGTGCGACGTTGGTTTTCAACCGGTAGTCAGAACTCGTTGAGTAGTTGGTGCTGGACGCATCGCAAGAAATGAAACCGACCGTTGTACCTGCTGCGTTGCGCCAAATAAAAGGAAAATAGTTGTCTACCGCCGGCTGGGAGGTATAGCAGACATTAGACGCTGGTGGAGCAAACGAGCCAAGTTCATCACCACGGAAAAGCGCAGCCGTGTTGTGTAGCGTGTAGCCGCTGACCTGTTGATTGGCTCGGTTCCACAGTTGTGCAGCCGAAGTGCTGTAGAGCAGATTGTTGTGACCAAGAGCAAAATAGGTATACCCAACCGACCAATCCGGCGTCACGGTTCCATTCGTGCCAGTGGCCGCGCCGCTCGTAGGCGTCGTGTAGGTAAAACTATTGGCGACAGCGTTGGCCGTTGCCACCGTGAAGAAGCCGTCGAACGGAGCGCCGCAGCCAGCGATGGTGATGAACTGACCCGCGATGGGGGCCATGAACTTGAAAATTCCGTTGCCGAGCGTTGTGTCCACTTGCACCGTGACGATCGACCCAGCTCGCGTAATGCTGGTGATCGGGCGCGACGCTTGAGGCACCGCTTCATCCATGATTGTCGATGCTTGCGGGCGGCCTGCCGCGCCGCCAAACAGCGTGCCCTTGAACCCGTTAAATGAATTGCCGGCGGTGAAGATGTTGGAAACACTGCCGGAAGTCGTAACGCGAATGAAATTGCCGCTGTCTTCGTAATCACCGCCGATCATCGTCCAGTTGCTGATGGCTTGGTCGAGGTCGAATTTGTCGCCGTCCTTTTGGATCACCGGCATGTAAAACGAAACATACTGGTATGCACGTCCGCGAACGTGCCAAGAGTCCAACTTGTAGTGCGTGACCGTCGTACCGAAGTTGTACGGTGAATTTACGATATTGCCCTTGTGATTGAGTCGTCCAATCGAGCAGTCGTAGGTGCTGGTCGTGTAAAGCGCGCGGCCCAATTCAAGGCCCCAGCGCGACGAAGTTTCGTCCAGAGGGTCAATGATGCGGATATTGCGCAGTGTGTGGTCGTAACCGTCCTCAATGGCGATGCCTTTGCTGGTGTCAGCGTTTGGCATATTCGTAATGTCTACGCCGAAATCGGATAGTTCAAATCCGATCATCATCGTTGCAATCGTGCCGTCCGGTCGGCTGCCGTAGTCTTTTCGTGCAATACCAAGCGATGAAGTGGATTTGATTTGAAATGTCGTTAGATGCTTTCCAGCACCAATGACATGAGTCCCTGCGTTATTCAGGTAAACCGTATCAATCAAATAGGTTCCCGCAGGAACGTAGACACTGATATTCTCATCAAACGCAGTCTGAATTGCCGCAGTTGAATCCGCCACGCCAGTTGGATCAGCGCCGTAATCAAGCACGTTAACTGGCGACCCTTCAATCATTGAATAGGTTGCTTTTGTTAAAGACATTTTGTTTTCCTCAAACTGAATAGCAACCGGCTATAAATAGTAATGCTGCTGCGTCATACGGAACAGCAGATTCAGCACCGCCGCCTGTCGGATATTGCCGCAACGATATGTTAGACGTACTTGCGTCAGCATATGCTGTTGCAATGTTTCCCGCCGTTAAAGCAAGACTGTCTGTTCTACCTATCGTTAACGAAGCGTAGTTAGCAGCAACAGTAAAAGGCAAACCTGCTATAATCAGATTACCAGTTCCTGTGCCGCTGTTCCATTGCATAGCAATTTCAATTTGCACCATGCGCCCAATTCTTGTGTAGCGTGCAATTCTAAAATCGTACGTCGCGGTTCCTGCGGTAGTTGTTCCTTGCACGGTTGGCGTAAACGTCCCCTCCTCATACCAGTTTAGCAACTGGCTCGTCATCCCCGCTGCGGGGGTGTTGGCGGTGAAGTTAAAGCCTTTGGCAGCAGTGCCTTGGATCAGATTGCCTGTGGCAAGTGTTTGATCGCCAGTAAACGACTGCGCCGCGTCAGTGCGGGCTGCGGTGAAGTTAGCGTTCGGCGTAGTCATTACGCGCGTCGTTCCAACTCCTGGGCCGGTAATCTGCAAAATGCCTGTGGTGGCGTTTGACCGTACGTTTTTCACAGTCAGATCGTCAACAGCAACTTTCACTGTGGCGCTTGACTGAACAATCGGCAAAACCTCGGTGCCCGCAAGCGGCGTGCTTGCGGCGGTAAGTGCAGAAATCTTTTTGTCAGCCACAGTGGCTCCTTAAACGTAGTTGACTTCAATGCTTGAAGTAACCGGAGGCGCTTCAGAAAAAGTCAGAGTAGTCCCAGCAACAGAGTACGTGTTCTTTTGCTGGTACACGCCATTGATGTACACATTGGTCGTGTTTTCGCTGGCAGGGGCGCTTGCCAAGCTAAATGCAACTGTTGCACCGTTGCCCGTGAAATTGGCGATGATGGACGCTGCGTTAAAGTTGCTGCCTACGTTGTCGTAGGTGGCAATTGTTACTTCAGTCGCAGTCTTCAAAACAAACTTGTACAACTGAAGCGCAACCCAAATTTCACCGCCAGACGGAACTCGTCCTGCGGAATCCAAAATAATTGGGTTGGT